CTAACTAGGCTCTGAGCTGGACGGACCCTCTGCGGACTCTTCGACAGTCCGCAGAGGGTCCGCAGCGTTATTGATCAAGGGGCCCATGGCACGCTCGACAGCGGCCCGGGTCGACTGGTCCGAGTCGGGCCAGAGGTGACCGTATGTATTCAGCGTCGTCGTGGCCTTCGAGTGCCGCAGCCGCTGCTGCACGACCTTCACGTCGGCGCCGGACGCGATGAGCATGCTCGCGTAGTAGTGCCGGAGGTCGTGGAACCGGAACTCCGGCGACAGGCCGGCCACCTGCTTGCGGATGCGGCGCATGTGCCGCTCGACCTTCCACGGCCCAAGCTGGGCCCCGTCGTCGTCCAGCAGGACCCAACCGTCCGTGCGGCCGTCCAGCAGCCGCTTCAGCTCCCCGACGAACACGTCCGGGATCGGCACGGCCGCAACGCTGCCCTCGGTCTTCAAGGGCTTGTCCGGGTACTGCAGCGTAGGCGTCACCGTGCGCGCGTCCAGGTCGACGTCCACGGCCCGCAGGCCGCACGCTTCCGCCGTGCGCAGGCCAGCGAACGCCCCGAGCAGGATCGCCGGCCGGTACTTCTCCTCGGCCGCCTCGTACAGCTTCCACAGCTGAGCGTCTGTGCAGACGTAGGGCCGCTGTTTCCCCGCGCCCGGCGACGTCTCCCGGGAGCAGGGGTTCGTTGTGAGCTTCTTCGCCCTCACGGCGGCCCGCATCACCTGCGACAGGCGGCTGTGCAGGGCGAACCGGTACGACTGCGAGACACCCTCGCGCAGCAGGCGGGCCATCCAGCGCTTCACCGCCATCTCGTCCACGGCCATCAACGGCAGCGGCCCGAACTCCTCGCGGATCTGCGCCAGGTGCACCTTCGCCTGCCGCACGGTCGACTCACGCTTCGCGTAGGACTCGATCCACAGGTCACACCACTGGTCGACCGTGAGCTTCTTGTCCTTCGGGTCGACGTAAGCACCCGTCACCAGCGCGGCCGTCACCTCATCTAGCCAGCGCTCCCCGTCGACCTTCCGCTCGAAGTGCCGCGCATGCTCCTTGCCAGCCAAGTCCCGGTACCGGGCCCGCCACTTACCGTTCGGCCTCTTCTTGATGCTCTTGCTCGCCACCCTGTCTCCTTCCGCCCGTCACCGCAGGACGACGACGCGTCCCCTGCCGGGAGTCCCGCGGCCGGACCTCTCCTTGCCCAGCCCCTTCGCCACCGCGTCGACACGGCACTGCCACGCCAGGACGGCGGCCACCGCAGCGTCGATCTTTCGCGGGGACTCCGGATGCTCCTTGGCGATCTGAATACCCGACCTCGACTCCCGCCGCCGGGCGTTCAGCACATGCCGCGTCAAGACGCTGGAGCCGTCGTGCGTGAGCTCCTGGTCGACGACCGACGACCGGAACTTCTCCAGCGCCCGCACGATGAGCGCGGACCGGCCGCCCGTCATCCACCACTCGATCGGATGCGTCGCCGACGACTTCACCTTCAGGCGCCGGCCGTACTTCGCCTCCCACGACGCCACGTGCGACTCCCACTTCGCCGGATCCGCGTACATCCCGACCACCCGGTAGCGCTTGAAGGCGTCCGCCACCGTGGCCAGTACCTCCGTCGTGGGCACCTCCCAGTCGCGGCCCTGCGGCCCGTCCGGCTGCTCCCAGCACCCGAGCAGGACCAGATGCCCATCGTGCACCCGGCAGCCGACCAGGGCCGTCGCGTCCGTCACCGCGTGGGAGCGGCTCCGGGACCCGTCGAAGCCGAGCACGATCGTGTCCCTGTCGGCGAGCACCTTGTCGGCGTCCGCGACCGCGGCCCACTCCGGCTGAGAAATCCAGCTGTCAGCGGCGTGCGTGATCTGCCCCAGGTAGAAGCGCCTGGCGTCCTGCGGATCGGTGTCCGGGTCCCAGACCTCCGCAGCGATCCGCTCCAGGTCCACCCAGCCGCCCGCGGTCGACGCCGAATCCCCGTAGGCGTGGGCCAGGCCGCGCATCAGGGACTCGCGGTCGCCCAGGTCCGTATCGGCCGGCGCCTCACGGTGGTCGTACAGCAGGCCCTTGTCGCGGGCGCGGCCCTCGCGGATGCGCTTGAAGAACTCCGCGGAGGACTCGGCGACGCTGCCGGCGCCCGGCACGTAGGCGTTCGGCGACTCCACCGACGTCCCGCCCGTCTTGCCCAGGTTCCGGCGCAGGGCAGCGGCCAGCTTCACCCCGCCGTTCGACGGCCGCCACTCCTCCGTCTGGTCCAGCACGCACCAGATGGGCCGGTTGCCCTCACGGCTCGTCGCCGCGCTGGTGACGAACTCGATCCGGCCCTGCGGGAGGCTGACGAACGTGTCCAGCGGCTCGATGCCCGGATAGTCGTCCATCACCGGGCCCTCACGCAGCATCTCCAGCAGCGGCGCCCACGCGTTCTTCGTCTGGTCCTCACTGACGGCGGCCAGCTGCAGCCACGGCGTGCGCAGCGTCGCCCACGGACGCCCCACCGGCTCGCCGTTCGCATCCCAGCCGTCCGGCACCACGTCCGCCAGGGCCTCCGCACACGTGAGGGCCGCCAGCAGCGGCGACTTCCCCCAGCCCTTCGGCCGGGACAGCACCGCGCGCCGGTAGCGGCGCCGGCCCGTCGCCGGGTCGATCGCGTACAGATTCAGCACGAACTGGGCCTGCTCCCGCGTCAGCCGGAACGGCTCGTACTCGGCACGGTCCGGGGCCGCCAGATAGGCGTGCATCCAGTTGATGACCTGATGCCCCAGCGTCGGCAACTCCCCCTCGTACCTAGGCCCCCGCCACGGCATCCGCCCCACCCCCCGGAAGCACCTTCAGGTCGCCGAACTCGTCCTCCGACGCACGCTCGGGCGCCCGCTTCGAGTCCGCCTCGTCGGCCTGCGCGAACTGCATGCGCAGCCGCGCCCGGTCCTCGGGAGTGGCGCCGAACTTCGCCACCCGCAACCGCAGCTCGGCGCCGGCGGTCGCCTCCCCGTTCCAGTGCCGGGCGTGCACCAGGGCCGTATCCCGCAGGAACGACCAGTCCGTGCTGGTGAAGTGCTCGGCCTGCGGGCTGGCCTTCCACATCTCCCACCACTCCAGCGTCGCCGCGGGCCAGGGGACTTCCACCATCTCGTCGCCCTGGCGGACACGCAGCGGCGGCAGCTCGGGCGGCTCGGCCTGCTCGAAGCGCAGGACCGTCTGCGGGTGCGCGTCCTTGCGGTGGCCGGCGCGGCGCCGGGGGTCCTTCGGGGCGGGTCCACGACCAGCCATAGCGTTCCTCCTAGCTCAAGATCCAAAAGCCCCAGACCTGGGGCCACAGTCAGCGGCAACACGGCCCGACCAGCGCGACGGTGGGGGTAGGGGGCTGGGCTCCCAGGGTGTCTGTGCTGGTCACGGGCGCCCCGGCCGACTGGCTGCACGGCCGGCCGGGGCGGTTCGGGTGTCCCTGCGGGCTCAGGCCGCGGTCTCGCCGTCGAGGACGCGCTGCGCGATCGAGTCGGCTTCCCAGTCGCTGTGCGCGTTGAGTCCCTGCGGCTGCGCGACCATGTACCTCATGGCCTGCTGCATGGTGTACTCCGTGCTGCTGGTGTCGGGCAGCTGCCGCATGGCGTTGAGGGTCTCCGCCTCGCCCGGCTTGTCCTGCACGTAGGTCTGCAGCACGCCGGCCCACGTCGGATCGAGGGACAGCTCGGCCGCGCGTGCGGCGATGGCCTTGGCCATGATGGTGTCGCCGTCCCGCTCGGCTCGCTGCATGGCTCGCAGCGCCTCGTCGGCGGTGTCCAGCTTGGCAGCGCGGTCGTTGGCCTCGCGCCGGTTGATGGCGGCGGACGGGTCGAGGGCCATGCCGTCGTTGCCGAACAGCTTGCGCTCCAGCTTGCGCCGCTGCGCCTCGATGCTCTGCGTCTCTTCCTCGCGGGCCCGGTTGAGGGCGTCGCGGGCCTCGACGTAGGCGCGGGCGAGAAGGGTCTGCTTGGCGTGCGGGGCGAGGTCGCGCAGGTTGTGGATACGGGCGGCCTTGACGTCGAGCTGCTGGCGGATCTCGTCGGGGGTCATGGTCAGTTCCTTCCGTTGGGTGGGTCGATGAGCCCGGGGTGGGGTTCGGGGTCGCGTCGTGCGCGGGGCCGGGCGGCGTTCCCTTCCGCTGCCGACTTGTAGCGGTGGCAGTGCGGGGGTGTCCGGTCGTGGGCCCAGTCGAGGTTGTCGATGTGGTGGTTGTCGCCGGGCTGCTTGTGGTCGAGGGTGTCGCCTCCGGGCTGGCCGCAGATGTGGCAGATGTGCTGGGGGTTCCTGCGGTGCGCTTCGGTGCGCAGGGCCCGCCAGTTCGGGGGCAGGCGGGTCTTCCTGGTGGACCGCTGCCAGCCGCCGCTCACGGCGCTTCCTGGGCGTACTTGTCGCGGTGGGCGCGGGTGCCTCGCCGCGGGCTACACGTCGAGCAGACGGCCCGGTTCCCCGCGTACTGATGGCAGGTGCGGCAGGTGCGGCCACTCCGCTTCTTGTCCTGCTTCCGGCTCACTGTCGGTAACTCCTTCTCGTGCTGCGCTGAAATGCGGGCTCTCTGTTCGGCGAAACTGCGTAACCCATCCAGAGAGCCACGCCTAGCGCTGTGACCTGCAAGAATCGGCAGTGGTGCGGGTTACGCATCCGTGCGTAACCCAGCTCCCTCGGCTCCGGGGTTACGCACTGCTGCGTAACCCGGTGACTTGTGCGCTGACCTGCCGTTTTAGTGGTTGAGCGGCGGGTTACGCAGTTGGGCTGGAGACAGGGAGGACTTCTCTGCGCGGTAGGGCTCATAGGTCACTCTCCGTCGTCGGGGTCTGTCTCGGTGCTGACGATCTGGCCAGGTGCGAAGACGAGCATTCGGGCGAGGCGGCCGTCCAGCTTCTTGGGGACCAAGTGGGCCGGCCGGGTCTTGGTGTTCTTCACCAGGACGTCCGCCTCAAGCCAGCTGGGCAGGACGGCATCGAGGTCGTAGTTCGCGCGCTGGAGGATCTCCCGGAGACGCTGCGGCAGCAGTGCCACGGTCGGAGTGCCGTCGATCTGGAGTTCACGCCCGATCCACCCGCTGAACGGGGCCTTCTCGGAGGTGTGTGGGCTCCACAGTTCCGCGCCGTGCCCGGCCACGTACTCGCGGACGACGTCGAGGGCCATCTCGCCGCGGTTGTCGGTCTGGTCGGATACCGCGAAGAGCCGTTCCCAGACGTCCATGCGCGAGGGCGGGAAGGGCACGACGCCCCAGGCGTGCCCGAGTTCGGCGGCGAGCGCGAGACAGGCCACCATGGGCGCCCTGCGGGCCGACATGTCGCTGTCGTACCGGTGGGCCTCGGTCAGTTCCTTGTGTCGGGAGACGAGCCGACGCTTGCCGCCTTCGGCCAGCAACTCCGTCAGCTTCTCGATGTACCGGGCACCAGCCGCCCCGTAGTTCTCGCTGCACCCGTCGCGTACCTCGATGGCCGCGGCCGACGAGTCGGCCCCGTCCGTACCGAACGGCGCTTCCTTCACGGTCAGGACGCGGGCACCGGCGCCCTGGTCGGTGGTGAACGTCAGGACGGACTGTTCCCCGGTGGAGATCATCACGGTTCGCCACGGCAGGCCCGAGGGCCAGCCGCCGCCGCGGGCCTGCCCATGGTTCTTCGGGATGGAGTACAGCAGGGCGTGCACCATCTCCGGGTCCCGCACGAGCTTGGTCTCGTCGAACACGACGGGCAGGCCGTTGACCAGGTTCAGGCGCTTCTCGGCGGCGAGCATCGTGGTGCGCCACGAGTACATGCCGTCTGCCTTTTCGCTGGGGTCAGCCCAGACGCTCATGCCTGCCATGGCGGCCGTGGTCTTCCCGCGGGTTGACCGGCCGCTGATGTCGACGGTGAAGGAGTTCACGCCGACGATCTGCAGCAGCGGCGCGGCGAGCGAGGCGTAGAGCGCCATCTGTGCGGCCGGGTAGTCGGCCATGCGCTTGATGGCGGCCTGCCAGCCGTTGAAGGTGCCGGCCGTGCCGTGTGCGGCCAGGGCTGGTTTCTGCTCGTCGTACTTCACCTCGACGCGGTGCGGGGTGTCCTGCGCGAGGACGAAGGTGCCGTCGTCCTGCCATCCCAGTTGTCGGGCGAGGTGAACGCGCGGGATCTCCTTCTGGTTGAGGGACTCGAACGCGGCGAGGTAGCGCTCGGCCAGCTTGGCGTCGGCCTCGATGACGGGCAGGCCGGCGTCGCCGAGGGTGGCCACCAGGATGCGCCCACGGCGCGCGACGGAGCGGGGAACGATCCGGGTGACGAGCCTGTCACGGTCGAGCCACGCCAGCTCTACGGCCTGGTCCCCTGCGGGGTCGACGTAGACGGAGCGAACGACCAGGGGCGCCCACGCGATGCGGACGGGAATCGGGGTGTCTTTGACCAACCGCTCGCCGTACACACCGCTGTGGTTGATTTTGTACCCCGCCGGTGGGCGAACCTTCTCGGGCAGCAGCCGGCGGTCGGTCCACTCCTTCGGAGCCTGGGTGTCGGTGGCCGTTTCGGCGGCCTCTTGGGTGTCGGTGTCGGTCACGAGCGGGCCCCTACGGTGCGGCGTGCGGATTCGATGGTTCGGCGGGCCTCTGCCTCGCCCAGTCCCCGGCTGACAGCCGCGCCGAGAAGGGTCGTCTCGACGTCGAGGGCGCCGAGATGTCCGTCTTCCACGTGCGCCCACGCCTTCGCTGCGGCCCAGTACAACTTGCTGTTGCGCTCGCCTTCCTGGGCCCCGGTGACGACTCGCACCAGGCCATCCAGGGCAGCGCTTCGAGTGCGCAGCAAGGGGGCCTGGCGGCGAGGTTGGGGCGGCGGGGGCAGCATCAGCTTCAGCAGCCCCTCGGGTACAGGTTGGGGCGGCTTGTAGCCGAGTTGGGGGTGGAAGACGTACTCCCCGTTCTTCCCGGCGCTGCCGGGGCCGACGAGGTAGCCGCGGGTGCCGCGCACGTCGATACCGGGCCCAAGGCGTCCCACAGAGTTCGGCACGGCCACACCCGCGGGTGCGATCAGCCCGATGTGGTAGCCGCCGCTGGGGGTGCATGTGATCCACGTTCCGCGGGGGACGGTGAATCTGTGCTCGGAGGCGAGCCGGTCGAGGGTGGCCACCCCGTCGACACCGTTCTTACGGTCGAGGTCGAGGCCGACGAGGCGGAGACGGCCGCCGCAGGCGATGCCGTACCCGGCTGCGTGTGGTGCGTGGTCGAACAGCCAACGGACATTGGCGGTATCGGCGGTCGCGTCGCCTACGCCGTGGCCGGGTGTCCCGCACTCGGTGAAGTTGGGGCACTTGTGGCCGCGGTCGTGGGGTGACGGGATTGCCGGCACCTTGTTCCGGGACAGGGGGAAGACGGGGTATCCGAGAGCGGCGGCCCGCAGGGCGTGTTCGAGGGCGTTCTGCCAGCTGCTCATGCCGCCCCCTTGCTGGCGAACTCCAACCGGTAGTGCGTGCCGCAAGGTGCGTCCTTCTCCCCGAGGCCGACGTGTCGGTGCCATGCCTTGCAGCCGGGGCAGCGGGTGGCGAACTCCAGTCGACCGGACGTCTGCATAGGGATAGGGCGAGCGATGGCCGGAGGGCCGTCGCAGGGGAACAGGGTGTCGCCGTGCTGCGTGTTGCTAGGGACGTGTGGCAAGCTGAGGACAGACCCGCTGCCGCCCGCTGGCTGGTCGTGACGGTCCCGAGGTGATGTCGACATCTCGGGGCCGTTTTCGTTTGTGGTCATGCGGCGGCTCCGGCTTGCCGTGCGTCCCATTCGTCGAGGACGTCGGGGTCGTGCAGGACCCTGCGCCCGCGCTTGATGCCGTCGGGCAGGTAACCGATGTGCCGCCAGTAGCGGATCGTGGCGGGAGCCACCCGGTACCGGCGGGCTACCTCTTCAGTGGTCAAGTACTTGTCGATGCGTTCCTGCAGAGTCATCTGTGTCTCTCCAGACATGCCGTGTCGCTTTCGATCAATCACGACAGCCCCAGGTGTACAGGATGTTGTCGCGATTGCGCAAGGGTGACATCGTGATTGTTCAGCCGCGTTGACTGGCGTTGAGATCGGGCATACCGTCGGCCGCGTGATTACCGACCAGGACCTTCCGAAGCCGTGGCGCGTGGTCGCCTCCCCCATCGAGCAGGAAGGCGCCGCGCAACTGGACGCTGTGGCCGGCCTTGAGACCGGTCTCGAGGACCCGGTGTCGTGGGACCTCATCGAGAACGCGGACACCGGGCGGCGTCTCATGCTGCGGATGGGCCTTGACGACAGCGGGATCGTCGTCACCGGCGTCTACGTACCTGGCCCGGGTGCCATCGGCATCGGGGAGCTTCGCAGCATCCCTCTGGCTGCCATCGAATCCGCGGTCCGTGCGCGTCGCGGCCAGTCGGACGCAGCTGTGCAGGCTGCCCTAGAGGCCGGCCCCGATGGCGACGAAGGGCCGCTCGGAAGTCCCGAGGGGCCGAACGATCGGCGGTTCTACGCTCGGCTCGCCCTGCGGTACCTACGCGTCGCTGCAGGGTCGCCCCGCCCGGCTACGGACTTGGCGAAGGTTGAGGGTGTCACGCCTCGCACCGTCCAGCGCTGGACGGCCCGAGCTCGTGAACTCGGTTTGCTGCCGCCCGGCCGTCCGGGGCGTGCCTCCTAGCCCGGGTAGGGTTGTGCGTGAGAGGCACCGCCCCGTTCCCGGCTCCGTCCGCGTATGGGCGGGGGCCCACGTCTCCCCTCTACCGGCACTACTTCGCAGGTCAGGGGGGTCTACCGGCCCCGCTACCGGGGTAGCGGGGCCCCTCTACATCAGGCGCCCTCCGGGGTGCCGCCGGAAGGGGTGTCCGTAGCGGGGTTCGTAGAGGGGGAGCCCTCTACCCGTCGTGCGGAGAGCAGGAGTTCCGCGGGCACCGCGGCCTCGAGGTCGGCCCGCCGGTAGCCGGCGCGGTTGACGCCTGCGACCTTCACCTGCCGCGTGGTGCGGTCGACGCCTGCCTTCTCCAGCTCGACCGCCAGGCGCTCGGGGTCCCAGTCGCCGTAGCGGTCTTCGTCGAGGTTGACGAGCCGGTCGAGCAGGTCGACAGTGTGCATCCGGTCGGTGTGCCGCATGACGTCGAGGCAGTCGGACAGGACCGGGGCGATGGACAGGCCCGCCTGGTCGGCAGCTGCGGTGACGTCGCCGACCGCGTCGCCGGACAGCTGGCCCGCCTTCTGCCGCAGGGCACGGCCGCGCTGGCACAGCTCGGCGAACCCGGGCCCGTCCAGGAAGTCGGCCCGGACCGTGACGAAGCTGGCAGGCCCGGTGACCAGGACGCCGGTGCCCTTGTGTTCCTCGGACAGGACGGAGGCGTCGGCGCCCTGGGCGGCCTTGCCCTTGCCCAGAACCATGTCGGAGGACGTCTGGTCGACGACCTGCGTGCAGTACCGCAGGGTGATGATCTCCCGGAGCTTCGTCGGCACGGACTCGGCGTCCGGGCGCTGGGAGGCGAAGTTGCAGATGAACCCTGCCGCCGGCCCGCGGCGGGCGATCCGGCACAGGTCGTTGATGACCTGCTCGCGGTCGTCCTTGTCCATGGCGGTGAAGTACTCCTGCAGTTCGTCGATGGTGACGAAGATGACCGGCAGGTTGTACTTCTCCACGATGCCCGGGGTCAGCTTCCCCTCGGGGCACACGGAGACGGGCAGGCCGCGCAGCAGCACGAAGCGGCGCTCCATCTCCGCCAGCAGTTCCTTCAGCATCGCCTTCAGGGCCTCGACGGCGTCGTCCTCGGCGCCCATCACCAGGCGGTGCGCCACGGCCTTCATCGGCATCCAGTCGGCGCCGCCCTTGCCGTCGGCGACGTAGTGCCGCACGTAGGGGTCCAGCAGGCCGGCCGCGGTCATGAGCCGCTGCGTGAACGTCTTGCCGCGGCGGGGCAGGCCGCCGAAGAAGAGGGACTGCCACATGACGGGCACGGTGATGCGGTTGCCGCGAGCGTCCTGCCCGAACGGGATCGGGTCCCACACGGAGAACTTCTCGGCCTTGACCAGCGGCGACCGGATCGGGTTCCCCAGGTAGGGGTCGTCGTCGGCGACCCACATGGACACCCGCCCGGCGTTGCCGCCGGCCGCGGCCCGCACCCGGGAGGCGATGACCTGGATCTCGTCGACGCCGAGCTCGGCCGCGATCGCCGTGCGCTTGGCCAGCACGTCAGCGGCGGTCTTCCCGCCGCCCTTGGGCAGGTCGAAGATGACGGCCCATCCCCGGCCGTCCCGGACGGGGCCCATCACGCAGGTGACCCGGGGCCCTTCGTCGTCGCCCTTGCCCTGCTTGAGCAGGCCGGCGGCGCGCAACGCGTCGTTGAGCTGCTGGGCGGACATGTCCACCCGGAGCGGCGGGGTCGGGTTGTCGAGCAGCTGCGCGTCCTCACCGCGCCCCAGGTGGGCGAGGGGGATCGCGGCGGCGGCGGCCATCCCGGCCTGTACTGGCAGGGGCGCGAGGTACCAGCCGGCGGCGGTCGCGGCGACGGCGGTCGCGGCGGCCCCCCACCGCCAGCGGCGGGCAAGGGTGCGCTCCCGGTGCAGCAGCGCGTACCGCACGGCCAGGTCGACGTCCTCGGGGTGCTCGCGAACCTGGGCGCGCAGGGCCTTCACGGCGGCGCTGCGGTCCTGCGCGGCCAGGGTGGGCCACAGGCCGCGCACGGCCCGCCACAGGCCCTTGACGGCCAGCCACGCCATGCGGACCGCGTACTTGGGCGCGCGCAGCAGGTGGTAGCGGCTGTGCCACAGGCACAGCCTGCCCAGGGCGAGCGTGTTGGCCTTCAGGGAGGCCGCGGACCGGGCCCACGGCGGGAGGATCGGCACGTCCGGCACGGTCAGCCAGTCGGCGAGCGGGTTGTCCGGGCGGTCGACCGCCTCGACCCCGGGGGCGTCCTCGACGGGGGCGGGCGCCTGCTCGGGCGCGAACTTCAGCAGCGACACCTGCGGCTTGTCGTGCCCGTTGACTACGGGCCTGGGCAGCGTGTCCGTCATGATGGCCTCTCCAGTTTCGTTTCGTATTCCGTTTCGAACTGGGCCCGGGGCGGCCGGTTTCGCCTGGCAGCTGGACGGCCGCCCCGGGGCGTACCTACTCGCCCTTGCGGCGAGCGGCCCGCTTCTCGATCTGCTCGACCTTGCGCTGCAGCTTCCTCAGGTCGGCGCGTGGCAGCGTCATGCGGGCCACCAGGGCGGCGATGCTGGCCTTCTCGCCGGGCGTGAAGTCGCTGAACTGGATCTCGTCAGCCACAGGTCAGGCCCCCTGACCGGGCTCGCGCAGGTCCGCTTCCTGCGACGGCTCGTCGGCGAGGATGTAGTCGATGCGGGTCTCGTGGAAGCTGATCGTGCAGCCGCCGGTCAGGCTGATGTCGATCCAGTCGCCGGCCTCCGTGTACGACTCGACGACCAGCTTCCTGTCCGCGCTGATCCCGGTGGTGACCATCCCGTCCGGGACGGCCGCGCCCTTCTGGAACAGGCCCTTGTCGGTGGCGATCTCGAAGTAGTCGGTCGTGCTGTTCATGGTGGTTCTCCTCTCGGTGCAGGGTCCGGGCTGTCCGGCCCCACCGCACCCCCGCGGCGCTGGTCCGCGGGGGACGGAAGGACAGGTCAGCGCACCTCGCGGACCTCGACCTGGTCGACGGTGTAGCCGTCGACGTCGAGCGTCTCCTTCGTGCCCACGCGCGCCCACGCCTCGTTCTTGGCGCTGATGGTGCCCTCGACCTGGTGCTTCTCGTGGGTCCAGCGGTTGGTCGCCTCGGCCTTGACCTGGAACTTCTTCATGGGACTGCCTCTCTCTGGATGGGTCAGGTGGTGGTGCGTGCCCCGGGCCGGCTTCGATCCGGCAGCGTCGCGCCGGGTCCGGGGCTGGCCGCTCAGCGGCCCTTCTGGTAGTCGCTCCACATGGAGCGCAGGACCAGGGCGAGGATGCCGACCGACATCGCGCCGATGGCGACGACGACCGCGAACAGGGAGGCGACCAGGCCCCCGGCGATGCACACCCCGCCGACGACGATCCACTTCTTCGCGTCGAACTCCTGCCGCACCGGCGCCGGCCCCTGCGGCTGCTGCTGGCTGAGGATCTGCTGCGCCTGCAGCACGGCCGCGATCAGCTTCAGCTGCTCGGCGTTGTCCGCGGCCTCCACCGCCTCCCGGGCGGCCTTCTCGACGGCGCTCACTTCCCGCCCCCGTCCGACTCGGCCAGGGCCTTCTCCCGGTCGTAGAGGGCGTCGATGGTCTCCCACGACCCGGTCAGTCCGCGGGCGTTCATCTCGGCACGCATCGCCTCCCGGAACTTCCGCTTCGACGGCGGCGGGCTGGTCGCGTACAGCTCGACGGCGAGCAGTGCCACCGCCCGGTTGTTGGCCTCCCGTGCCGACTCCAGCGGGGGCGTGCCGTCATCCGTGCCGGACCGGTCACCAGCGGGCGCCTCACCCCCCGTGCCAAGTGCGGGAACAGGCTCCAGCACGCCCCCGGACAGAAGGGCCTCCAGCGCGCTGTCGGAGACCAGGCCGGGCAGCTCCCCGGCAGGCTCGGGCAGAGGGTGCTGGTCGATCACCTCCGCGTACTTCTCGAAGGCGTCGTGCGTGACGGTCACGGCCTTCGCCTCCGCCTGGCGGGCGGCCTTCGCGATCTCGGCAGCAGCCAGGGTCTCGGCGGCCCGTGCCGCGGCCACCGCCCGGGACACGGCGATACGGTCACGGGTCGCGGCACGGGTCCGGTCGATGGCGGCCTGAGCCCGCGGACTGATCCGGGTGCGCTCCCGGTCGATCGCCATCACCAGCGTCACCTTCGCCAGCACCGGGACCAGCGCGCCGACCACCGCGGCCAGGACGTCACCGGCAAGCAGCCCGTGCGCGGCCAGGACGGCGACGGTCAGCGGCAGGAACACCCAGCCGATCGCCTTCGGTAGGCGGGCGCTGGAGCCCTGCCGGCGGTGCGCGGTCTCCTGCGCGAGGGCGTACAGCCATACCGCGTCGTAGAGGACGGCGACGCTGTACGCGAAGACGGGGTGCGCCTGCGCGGTGAGAGTGCCGCCGATAGCGGCCACAGCCCACACGACGGCGACGCTCACCAGGGCGGCGGGCAGCATCCAGGGCGCCGCCTTCTTCAGCTTGCTCATTCGCCCACCTCCGGGCGGGGCAGGGCGCGGCAGCGCTCGGCGTGCTCCTGAGCGTCCTGCCGGACCTCACCGCGCTCGGTGGGCAGGTAACGGCCGTAGTCGAGCCGGATGTAGTTGCGGCCGTCGGTGGCGCCGGTGGCGTCGCAGCCGAAGCACGCCCAGGTGAAGCCGTCGACCTCGTAGTCCTCGTTGCCAACGTAGGGGCGTCCCTGCCCGGTGTAGCGGGTGGTGAAGCGGTGGGTGCGGACATCAACGGTGGCGCCGCCGACGGTGAGGTAGCGGGCGATGACGCCCTCGGGCCAGTCGGCGGGCTGGGTGGTCTGGGTGTTGTTCAGCATGAGTCGGTGACTCCTTCAGCAGCGCGCACCACACGGTGCGCGGCGAGGCAGATGCCCTCCCGGTCGCTGCGGTCGACAGCGTCGACCAGGGCGGCCATCAGGGCAGGGACAGAGGGGAGGGGCCGGGCCGACCGGCACACCGCACGCAGGGCGGCATGCTCGGTCGGCCGGCGGATCGGCCACTTCGCGGTCACTGGGCGGCGTCCCGCAGGCGGATCGCCTCAGTGGCGATCTGCTCGACCCGGGACGCGGCCACCCGCAGGGCCTCGGCGACGGCCCGGCCGTCCTCGGCGGCGAAGTCGCCCTCCGCGTCCAGCACCAGCGAGATCACCGGCACTACCTCGCGGAACGGCGCCCACGAGACGTAGGCCGTCAGCATCGGCATCCAGCCCTGGGACTCGGTCACCGCCCCGGCCTTCACCCGCACGCTGTTGTGCGTGATGTCGTCGCGGTAGACGGGCCTGCCCATCTCGGTCCCGTGACCGATGCACCAGGCCGGCTCGTCCAGCTGCACCTGGCCGTGGTCGACCGTGTCCAGCGTGACCGTGCGGGACTGCAGGAACCGCGCGATCTCCGGGTAGTGCCGGTCGACGAAGCGGCGGGCCTTCTCGTCCTCGTTCACGCCGCTCACCAGCCGCGGACGCGCATGACGCGGCGCCGGGAAGCGGCCTTACGGGGCAGCGGCGGCAGGGCCGGGGTGTCCTCGACCCGCGTCAGGTCCACGGACTCGACGACCAAGTAGCGGGAGCGGTCCACGTTGCTGTTACGGCGCGGCATCAGACGGCACCACCCTCGCGGACCCGGCGCAGGGCCTCGTCCATGTCCGGGTCGGAGTCGCCCTGGTTCGCGAGGCGGACGATGCGGGCCTGCTGCCGCAGGTGCGCGGCCCACGCGACCAGCTCGTCCGCCATCTCGTCCGCCATCTCCGGCGTCAGGCGGGCCTCGTCCCGGGAGTCGTCGCCCACCAGGACGTGCGCGGCCCGCATCCGCGGGTCGCTGGAGGACGGGTCGGCCTCGACGCGCGACCACCAGCAGAACTGGTTGACGTCCTCGTTCAGGAACGTCGGGACCCCCACGCCGCTGCTCATGTCGGAGTAGTGCGTGACGTCCTCGATGTAGCGGTTCCAGTTCTCGACGTGGTCCTCGGTGCACCAGCTGGGGCACTCGATCAACACGACGGAGGCCGTCTCCTTGCGGCGCCCGATGGCGGCCGGCACCAGCCGGTAACCGGGCTGGGCGGCAGCGGGCTGCTGCTCGATCGCGGGGGCCGCCGGCTGGCTGGGGATGGACCCCGCGAGGGCGGCGATGGGCTGGCTGATGGCGTTCATGGTCACAGCGCCACCGCCAGCTCTGCGGCGGGGATGCCACGGTCGGCGAGGTACTGCGCGAAGGCGGCCCGGGTGACACGGATGGTGCCGCGCCCCTGACCGACCCGGTACGACTCCAGCCGACCCGCCTTGATCTCGGCGTAGACGGTGGCGGCGTTGACGCGCAGGGCCGCGGCGATGTCCTTGACGCGAAGCGGTTCGGTGCGCTCCTTGGCCTGCGTCTGGGCAGGCGGGATAAGCTCAACGTGCAT